GACCTCCCCGCGCCCGGTAAACTCGTTCAGGGCGAACTTGCCCCGAAGGTTCGGGTCGTTCTCCAGTATCAGCCAGATGTTATCAATGGTGGCCCGGATTGCTCCGGTCTGGCTGCTCAATTCAAGCTGTGACGCCCAATCCAGATTTTCCGGCTCCTTCGTCTCAGCCAGCATTCCGAAATCGCTGACGGCGGAATCAGCCCACTCCTTTGCTATGAGCTGGGATACCTTCGTGTCTGCCACCGCCAGCTCGCACATCGCCAGATAGGACGGCAGGCGGTTCGGCGGGGTCTTCTCGTCGCAGGCATCGTCCCGGTCTCCGAACTTGTGCAGGCGCACGAGGTCAAAGGCGTTCACCAGCTTCCCAGAACAGGGGTCCGTGGCGTGGTGCGAGTAAAGGAACAGCCCGTTGTCGTAAATCACCGCGCCGCCTGTGGTGCTACCGCCGAGGTACGTGTACCGCTCCCGTGAACCTGCCACGGGCTCATAGATACCGGGCAGGTAGGCGTCCATCGCGCCGTAAATGTCGTAGGTCCGGCAGAACGCACCGATGATGCCGCTCTTGCTCAGGGGGTCACTTTGCCGTGTCGCCAGCTTGCGGTAGGTGTTCTCCGCGCCGGGGACCTGGGGCCACTTGTTCACGTCCTGCCAGTCGCCCATCTCGCGGAGCACACCGTCAACCCACAGCATCCGCTTGTCTTCGCAGTAGAACACATATTCGCTGTCCGCGCAGCAACTGGGCCAGTACATCATCCGCACGGCCTCAAAGGTGGTCGGGTCCGCGAACTCGATGCCTACCTTCGCCGCCATGTACCGGGCCAGGGGCTCATACTCATCCGCCGTGGCGGTCCTGTCCAGAGGGAACAGGAGCCGCAGGCGGGGCCTTGCCTGTGTGTGCTTGCGCGTGGAGTATATGCAGTAGCCGCAGCCCAGCGCGGCGGTGCGCTTCACGATTTCCTCTGTGCCTCCGGGCGGGATGTTGTCAAAGTCCAGGGTGATAAGGTCCCGCCCGGTGACGGCGCCCGCCTTGCGGCGGACGCCCTGCAAGCTGCCAGCGACGAAGCCGCCGATGTCCTTCAGGTCGTCCTGCTCGGACTTCCTCAGGCTCAGGTACGCCTGCATCGTCTCCGTGGAGCGGCTGGGGATGCGGAGCCTTTCGTAGAACTCAGATAGCTGGATGGACTGAGGTTGCCAGTTTACGCTTTTCCGGTTGTTCCCGACCGTGATAACGATTCTGCGGTCATACTGCATCACTTGACACCTCTTTCCTGTGCTGCCGTTAATTCTCTTTCCCGACGATTTCACCAGCGCAGGCTGCGTAGCCTGCCAAATCTACGAAGCTGTCCGGGATGGAACCTGTGGCAATACGCGCCACTTTGAGCAAGGCCATCATGGTCGCCACGTCTTTGGCGTTGATGCCGTTGTAGGGGAGAGCCTTCGTGTACTCAGGATGAGCCGCGTTGAGGTACACGCTCCACAGCAGCCCAATGGTGGTGAAGTTATCCTCCGGCTTCCCGTAATCGTGCTCGCGTTCTCCGCATACGCACACGCGAGCGGCTTCCAAAACCTCAACCCTTGTCATTTCTGCACCTCCAGGGTGATGTCGTCGAAGACTACGGGCACCAGCTCCTGCATCTGGCGGAGCAGGGGAATCACCACTTCGCGCATTTGCGGATGCGCCGCCGGAGCCGTCCGCAGCCGGAAGAAGTGCCGCCACTCGCGGAGGTTAGCCGTCATCATCACTTCCGTTTTAAGGCTGTTCGGCAACACAGCGCGGGCCTCCTGCGGGGAACAGCCCTCGTCAAGCAGCCGGAAGTATCTCTTTTCGGCGTCCTTGCAGGCCCGCTCCCAATGAAACCAGCTCTCCGTACCTTCCTTCAAATACAGCGGACGAATGACCAAAATCTCGCTGCCGAAGCCCTCTTTCGAGTAATTGCAGTACCGAGTGCTCTCCTGGCAGTACGCTGCCAGCCGATGCCGGACAATCTCGTGAGACACGCCCCGGTCGCACACAAATCTGGCGGTGATGCAGGCGTGTTCCAGCACGGCCTCATGGCCCCGCTTGATGATGCCCGCGACGAACTTCTCCGCGCTGCCGTCAGTGATTTTGTCCTCCGACTTGTAGCACACCCGTCCGCACAGCTCAATGTGTTTGAGGATGACTGAGCCGTCCACGTTGCCGATGACCTCGGCATAAGGCTTTACGATTTTCATAATGTTGGCCTCCTATTTCAAAAGCATTTTTATCAAAGCGTGAATCCCGCGCACGTTGTCGTAGCCCATAATCTTTCCGGTTCCAGCCCAGAACTGAAACAGTTTGTCATCCGACTGCCTCCGGCAATGGAAGTGACCAGTCTGTTCGTTTTTCAGGGTGTACTCGATGTTGTTTGCCTCAAACTGTTTGATGGCGTAGGCTACCCGGTCAGGGGTCTTGGCAACCCGATCCTGGTGCTGCTTCTCTGCGTAGAGGTGATAGCCGCCGTCAAACGATTCTTCGGGATTTGCCTCGCGTTCTTTTCTTGTCATAGTATCAGTCCTTCCTAAAGAAGTCGCCCACCCAGCCGTCAGCGTTCAAGGGCAGGTTTGGCGCCCAGGGAATAGGCGTGGTCATAATCTTCACAACTGCATCAAGGTCCGCTTGGCTCTCGGGGCAGTCGACGACAACCTCATCGTGAATGTGGAAGACCACGGGGAATCCTGCGACCTCCAAGTGCTCTATCGCGGTTGCGAGGCAGTCTCGGGCAATCGCCTGAACAATATTCTCCACGAGCTTCCCACCGTAGGTTTCCAGCGGCGTCCATTGTTTGGTGGTCTGGTTCACGCCGTAGTAGGCAATCGAGGGTCGGCCCCATTGGTTCGTGCCAAGTTCGGGCCGTGCATAGAACAACTTCCGTTTGCTCGGGAGCGTGATGGTCAGGAAGTCAAGGTCATTCTCCAAGTCGAACTCTCGGGAGAACAGGATGCCATTCACACCCGCCTGATGCCCCGTCTGGATGACTGACACTGCTGCGCTCTCAAGGCTATACCAGAGGTCAACAATACGCTTGTTGGCCTCACGCCAACGGCTCACAATGTCCGGCAGGTCATCCTCCGGGATGCCCATGTCCAGGGCCCCCATAGCGATGAGAGCGCCGGAGCTACCCTGGTAGCCCAGAGCCAGCTCTGCAACCTTGCCGCGTTGCCGCAAGGCGTACTCGGGGTTTCCCTTCTTGATGCGCTCAATGGGCACCCCGAACATCTGCGAGGCCGAGGCTTCATAGATTTTTCCGTGTGTCCTAAATACTTCCAGCCGCCATTGTTCTCCAGCAAGCCAAGATATAACCCGTGCTTCAATGCTGGAGAAGTCGGCATCCACCAGTTTGTTGCCCTCCGAGGCTACGAACGATGTGCGGATGAGCTGGGATAGTGTATCAGGAACGGAGCCGTACATCGCCCGCAGCTTATCGGTCTGGCGGTCACGAACGGCCTGCTTTGCCCAGGGTAGGAAGCTGATGTAGGTTCTCGGAAGGTTTTGGACCTGCACCAGCCGTCCAGCCCAGCGGCCCGTCCGGTTGGCACCGTAGAATTGGAGGAGCCCCCGAACGCGCCCGTCTGCGCAGACCGCAGCCTGAATAGCGTCGTACTTCTTAGTGCTGGTCTTCCCCAGCTCCTGCCGAATTTCGAGCATCCGTTCGGCTTCACCCGTTATCGCCTGGCTTTTCAACATCGAGGCCACGGTATCTTTACGTAAGTCGGAGACCTGGGTGTCGGTGGCCTTTTCCAGCCAGCCAGAGAGCTGGGCGACGCTATTGGGGTTTTCGAGCCCTGTAATTGATACAGCCTCGGTCATCAGGTTATCGCGGGTAGAATTGCCGATTTCGATTGCGCCCTGCACCATCGCCATGTCCACGGCAACGCCTCTGGCATTGATGGTGAGGTCGGTCTGCCACTGCCTTTCCACGGCATCTGGCACGGGGAAGTTGGACAGCCGACGCTCAATCTCCATCTCGGTCGCCACGTCCTGGCAACAATAGGTTTTGAATAGCTCCCACTTTTCGGGGTCGTGCTTGGGAAGGTTCCGAGTGCGGCCTCCGTTGCTTTGCGTGGGATTGCAAGGAACGCAGAAGTATCGAATGAGGGACTTGCCCACCGCCAGCTTCTGCTTTTCTGCCGGAAGTCCCAGGGCTTTTCCGGTAGCGTCCAGGCCAGCGGTGAAGCCACAATACAGTCCGTGGAGCATCGTGTCACGCCACTGGTCCACCGGGAGCATAACGCCGCAGAACTTCGACAGGCAGTACCACTCAAAGGAGGCATTGTAGGCGTGTTTGATATACTCGGGGTTCTTGATAGCCGCGTACAGCCACTCGGGAAGGAGCTCTCCCTGCGCCAAATCGACAATCTCGACCGGGCACCCGTCAAGGCTATACGCGAAAAGCAGTATCTCGAAGTCAGGGCTCTGGACGTACTTGTACGCCCCGGATTTCCTGATGTTGACGCTGCTGTAAGTTTCAAGGTCGATGGAAAGGTGCTTCATGTTCCCCACCTCTCGTTGGTTAGGATGTGGATGTTCCGGCTCAGTTTGGCCCGCTCCTGGATGATCCGCTTCTTAGCCCTGCCTTGCACGGGCTTGTATGTAGTCCCATAGAAGCTGTTCGCCAGCTCTGCCCGTTTGTAGGCCAACTCGCCAAGAGCGTCCAACAGGGCTTTCCGTTCCTTATCCGCGTGGGCCAGTGCTACCAGCAGTTCCGTCCGGTCGGCCTCGGTGCTATACTGCCTCGCCAGCCGGAACAGCTTCTTCACTTGGTTCATGTTTGCCTTAGTGAAGAAAGCACCGATACTCACGTCGATGTAACCCGTGCCCCACTCAACACGGAAGTTCTTTTGGTCACACGCAGAGCGCGATTGCCCGTTTGCTGTATCAGGCATTTATTTGTCCTCCTTCTCCAGCAGTGTCCTTGCCAGCTCCATCAGGTCATCCAGATAATTGAGGATATCAGCGATGCCACAGGCGTGTCCCTTCTGATAGGCGTAGTTCCAAAGAGCTATCGCCTTCTTCCGGGTCAACCCGTACCCCACTTCCCGCTGGATAATGGTGTAGATGTTGTCGTGAATGGAGTCCCGGCGCTTGTGCTTCAGGGTATTCAGGCGAGCGACCTCATCCTGATACCGCCGATTGTTCTTGGCAACCTGCTCCCGGTTCCACCTGACTGTTTGTTCCTCGTCAAAGATGTGATCCTCCCGGACCTTGCGAATATCCTTGGGAACACAAGACATTCGCTCCATCGCGTCGTATTCGGCCCTGATAACGGCCCACTCGTTCGCCATAGACTTGTCCTCCTTACGAAAAAACGGGGCCTCAGCATGGAGCCGAGGCCCCGCATCTTTTTAATCCGATTCAGCTCGCCCGTCCGTTGCTTAGAACGGAGTTCCGTCTACGGAGCGGTCCGCCATTGGATAGTAGGGTTGTCCGGTCAGGGGGTTCACAGCACCGAGCTGAATGCCCATCGGATTGTTCACGGGAGGATAGCCTGTGGTCTGCTGAGAAACCTGCGGGTAGCCAGGGGCCTGAGTAGGCATCCCTGTGTTGGGGTAGGTTATCTGACCGGGAGTGGCGGGCATCGCACCGCCATACACCAGTGTAGCAGGAGCGCCCCCGTTCATAGCGATTCCAGCGAAGTCAGCCGCCGCGCTCGCGCTGCCAGCCAGCGGCTCGTCGTCGCGGGTCTTCATCACGTTACCCAGGCCACAGCCGATGCCGCGCTTGCCCGCACGGGCGTATCCGAAGAAGTTGATGGTCACGCGAGCCCACATCCCGGAGTAGATGTCCTGCGGGGCCAGCTCCGTGTTGATGTCGCTTTGATGGATGACCTGGGGCTTGTTCTTGGAGCTCGCGGTGATAACCCAGCAGCCCTTACACTCGGGCCCGTAGGGGGTGCCGTTATCCCTCACGCTGTCACCGTCGTGAATGGGAATGGGCATGACCGGGGGCCGGACGCCGCCCCACAGCTTGGCCTGGGCCGCAGTCGCCGCCGCCTCAATGCTGGCGTCGATGTTCTGCTTCACGGCAACGTCGGTCTTGGGAATCAGCAGGGTTACGGAATACTTAGGCACTCCGTTCGGGTCGTTGTTGTTGGCGCGGGGGGCAACCAGATTGACGTAAGACAGGCGAACTTCACCAGTCAGAACGCGGGTAGCAACATTGTTATACATGATAATCTCCTCTCAATTTAACTCTGCGCGGTTTCACTCTTTGCCGCTACACCAGCGAAGTCAGCGGCGGCGCTGTTGTACACGGGTTTGGGGTCGTTCTCTGTAGTAAGGGACGGCTTTCCAGGGGGTCTGGTGACAAACCCGCCAACCAGCTCGTTGAATTTGGCCTTACCCAAAACCTTTTCGAGCTGGGCCAGGGACTTCGGAACGCTATCGTAGATTGCAGCCCGTTCGATTCCGGAAGCCAGCAGCGTTTCCAGAGCCTTGTCTTGGTCGGACCACGCCCGGTTGCTCCGGCCCTTGACCACTTTATAGCCAGGGATGGGGGCACCGCTGAGAAGCAGTTCCAGGGCTTTCTCCCGCACGGACTTATACCACTCCTCCAGCTCTGCACCCCGGTTAAGCACTTCACTCATCTGCTCAGGGGTCAAGAGCTCCGGCGGCTGGCTCACGGCTCCGGCGAAGTCATCGAAAGCTCCGATGTTCTGTTCGGCCTGGGCCTTGCAGGTTCCGTTAGCGCGGCAGAAGCGGCACCAGGACCCGGCGTGGAACTCGCCGAAGCCCATGAAAGCCATTTGCGCCTTCGGCCTGATTTCCTCGCCCCAGGCTGTCAGCTCATCCACGGTACAGGCCCAGCCCTCGTAGGCATCGAGCCGGGGCTGGTCAATGTAGACCTCCACCCGCTGGATTGCCGAGCCGAACAGGGGCCTGTAGAGCTTCAGGGCGCCCAGGGCGTAGAGCATCATCTGAGGATTATCCTCAGCGTCCACCTTCTCGCCCTTGCCGTGCTTGTAGTCGGTGATGACTAGCGTGTTGCCGCCGAACATGATGCAGTCGCACTGCCCGAATGCCTCCGGCACGTAGTCGGAGATATCCACCTTTACCTCGAAGGCCACGTAGGGTTCGGCCTGAAAGCTCATGGCTTTCTCCGCCAGATGCTCCACGTAGGTTTCCGCCGTCCGAAGCATCTCATCATCCCATAGCCCGCAGGTCTTCAGTTCCTTAATCTTCCGGGTGTAGGCCGCAGCTTTGACCTTCTTGAACTTCTTTTTGGCAGCGATTTCGCAAACGCTGTGGGCCAGCGTTCCCTCGCGGGCGTAATCACTCGTCCGGTCAGGAAGCTGGGCTTCCAGTCGCGGTGCTCGGGGGCAGTTTAGCCACCGCTTCGCGCTGGAAGGGGAAAGGAGTGCGTGTTCACTCATATCTTCGCTCCCATCTCTCGGAGCGCCGTGGCGAACGCGCCCATCTGCTCAGGCTTCAGGTCCATCACAGCCTGAACACCGAAGGAGTGAAGCAGGTTCATCAGGTCGTTCACACGGCCTGCATCCATCAGGGTAGCACCCGCCGCCATAATCTGGTCAACAGTGTACTTGGGCGGCTCAGCGAGGGGAACGCCAGGGGCTGCGCCAGGGAAGCCCGCCGGGGGGGTAGTGTTCACCGGGGCAGGTCCAGGCAGGGGCGCGGGACCGGGCAGCGGAGCCGGACCGGGAGCAGGGTAGGTAGCACCGGGCGTAGGGGGATTAGAAGGGTACACAGAGGTCGGGCCAGCCTGCGGTGCAGCTTGGGGCGCGGTCTGGGCAGTCGGCGCAGATACGCCCGCCTGGGTAGGGTTTACAGGAACGCCCTGCGTCGGAATCGCATTGCCATAGGTCTGGCCCTGCTGGGGCATCGGTGCGGGGGCCGTCTGTTGGAGCGTAGGAGCCGGAGCCTGGGGCGTCTGCATGGGTGCCACCTGGGGCTTGGCCCCGCCAATCGCTGCGGCGAGGCTGTTGATAGCTGCCGTCAACTCGGGGGCGACGATGGTGATTTTCGCTTCCAACATGGTTTTGTCCTCCTTGTTCTGTTCAGTATTCACTTCTGAATTGGTTCTTGCGGTTACCTCCGGTGCGGAAGAAAAGGTACTCGGAAAAGGGTTTGCAGTCGTTGTCGTACCAGTCTTGAAGAGCTTGTTCAGCAACCTCGTAGTCGTTTGCAGACACCGAGCGCGATTGCGTCCAGTAGCCGTTAAATTGATTCGGGGCCGACACCACTTCAAGAACGGTGTTGCCAAATCCTGCACTGCTCACACGGTTCAATATCACTTCGCAAACTTTCCGCTTGTCATGTGGCTTGTCCTCATAGCACTCTCCCGCGAGGGTGAGTACCATCGCCTCAACATCCTCAGATGTCCACGGCTTGGGATTGCTCGGAAGTAGATTTGGCTCGACCTTTGCGAGAGCTTCGAGTTCTTCCAGCGTGAGCGACTGGGGCTCCCACAGCACGGAGTAGCTACTCATCGGCACATCTGTGAAATCAGGCTCTTTTGTCGCGGTAGGTGTACAGCAGGCAAACGCGGCAACCGTTGTGCTTGCTATAGCTACCAGCGCCATTTTTTTAGGGAAGTGAACCTTATCAATAATCTGCCGCAATAGAGCAAAACACTCACAGTCGAAACGCCCGAAAGAGCGTCGCCGGGAGCTGACCTATCCGGCCCGATGATGACAGGTCAATACATAAATGCTTCAAGGAGGACAAACAAAATGGCGATGCTGAAACAGAGCAGGTGGGTGAAAGTCCACGAGCCCGGACAGGGCCAGTACGACGAGCACGACAACATCATGGACATCCTGATTGGCGAGGGCCGCTGCCGCGCCGAGGCCACCTACACCGTGCGGAGCTACAAGAAAGCTGGCTACTGGCTGGTGGAGTACCTGAAGTGCGCGGAAGCCGAGCAGTTGGTGGCGGAGGCCGCTGACTTCATTCAGCAAGCTGTCGAGCAGGCGGGCCGCGAGGACCCCGAGGTTAAGGCGAACGGCGACACTTGGAGCTGCAACATCGAGAAGCTGAGCGACGGGAGCTTCAAGGTTCAGATGAGCTGGGCCGTAAACGAGCCCGTCACCCGGAAGCCCACTGCGAAGGAGGCCCGGAAAGCTGCCAAGACTGCCGCCAAGAAGAAGCGCACCACCAAGAAAAAGGCCAAAACCGAAGCCCCGACGACCGAGGCTCCGGCTGAGAGCATGGAGGCCGCTGTGTAATGCGGCGGCCTCCTAAAAAGAAGGAGGACGAAAAATGCGATTGACCCTGGACGTAAAGCGGTATCACGAGTTCTTTTGGCTCCGGAATATCCGGGCAGTGAACATCTACAAGTGCTGCGCGGAGTGCTTCATCGGAGCGCGGGACAGCCGGGTGTATCACGGAACTTTGCGCCGCGCCACCGCCCACATCGACATTGAGGTCAAGGAGGACCCCAAAGCGGTGGCCTACTACCTCTGCGGACTGAGTGCCAGATACAACTGGCACCAAAACACCCACGTTGCGTTTGTTCCCGCTCCGGGCGAGACGGTCGAATTGGACAACGCCAACATCCATCTCACGATTACCGATGCACAGGAGATTCGGTTTCAGGACTATGTTCCCAATCCGCTGGGCTACTTCACCCGCAAGCAGCGGACGTGCCGCAACTGGATTTTTGCGAACTTCATCAATGACGGAATGTTAAGGAGGTAAAAACTCACATGGAAATGCACGAAATCATCAAGCAGGCCGAAGAAAACATTCGGCAAGCCGTCCGGGACTACGGGCGGCATACTTACCAGATGACCGTCATCGAGGACATCTCGGACGGGTTCATCGAGCGGCTGGCGAAGGATAGCTCCTACGCCAAGCAGGGTCTCCGGGAACTGTTCAGCAAGTCCCCTGTTTGGGACGCAAAGCTGGATGCGCTGGTCATCAACGGCACCCGCACTCACGACCCGGACTACCAGCTTATCCGTGACTTGGCGCGGCAGATTCTTTGGGCTCCTTTGTATCGGGCTGATGATGACCAAAAGAGGGACATTCTTCAAGCAATTGATTTCTTTGCGGCACCGAACAATGACTATGCCCGTGAGCAAGGCATTGAGGCCATGAAACGGATTGACCCGAAAGCCTACATAGCTGGCAAAAAGCCGAGCCGTATTTTCAAAGCGATTTGTGTGGCCTTGGGTGTGGCGGATGACACCGCCGGGAGTGCGTTCCAGCGGCTCTACGCTCAGTTCGCGGACGAGCTGACCACCCGGAAGATTGGCTTCAAGCTCTACGTCTCCATTAACCCAGCGCACTTCCTGACCATGAGCAATCCAAAGTGTGACCAGCGCGGGAATACTTTGATAAGCTGCCATTCGCTGAATTCCACTGAGTATTCCTACAACAACGGCTGCACTGGATATGCGCGGGATGAGACCAGCTTCATCGTCTTCACAGTTGCCGACCCCTCCGACCCGGAGACGTTCAACAACCGCAAGACCACCCGACAGATTTTCGCTTACATCCCTGGTAGCGGATTCCTGCTCCAGAGCCGAATGTACAACACCTCCGGCGGAGTGCGCGGGCAGACCGCAGATTCTAAACTGTACCGCGATTTGATTCAGCGTGAGCTCTCCGAGTTGGAGGGCGTTCCGAATCTCTGGCGGACGCTCCGGTATTATGGTAGTGAATACAAGCGCCTCGTGCGCGAGGGCGACGGTTTTGGCGGCTATCCTGACTGGATTTATGAGGACTTCGGTGCGCGGGTTTGCATCCGTGCCGACCATGACAATGAGGACGTCTTTGAACATCGGCTGGTAATCGGCACCTATGGGCTCTGCGTCAAGTGTGGCGAGGAGTGCAGTCAAGGAGTTATTTGTGACGGCTGTAAAGAACCTGTCTATGATTACTACTGCGCGGAGTGCGGTGATGGCTTCGATGACGAGGATGACCTCTACCGTGTACATGACCAGCATGGAAACGAGGTTATGGTCTGCGAAAGCTGCTTGGGCAGGCATTACACTTGCTGCGACCGCTGCAATGAGTACTACCACAATGACCGCATAACCTGGGTGGATTTGGGTGAATATGTTTGCAAAGACTGCCTGGATGAGTATTACGAAGAGTGCGATGAATGTGAAGAGTATTGCGACCGTGACGATATGTGCAATGCCTTCCGTGATGGCAAAAGTGTCCGCATCTGCGAAAACTGCCGCGACAGGCACTACATGGCCTGCGACCACTGCGGCGAGTATCACCACGGCGATAACATCGTGACGGGCGTGGATGCTGATGGCAACGAAGTTCAGGTCTGCCGGAGCTGCTACGACAACTACTACGCTCAGAATGAAGTGGCCTCCGATAATGGGGCTCCGGAAAACGAGGAGGGGACGGCATGAAAAAATTAGAAGATTTCGTGCGGCCTACGCAGAAAGAGCTCTTCCGTGAGCTCAGCAAGATGTACCAGGGTGCCGTGGTCAGCGAGGGTAATTATATCCTCGTCCCCGGCGCGGCCCCGATTATGCTGCTGGCCCACATGGACACGGTTCACAAAAAGCAGGTGCAGCACATCTGCAAGACGCAGAACGGTAACATCCTGATGTCCCCCCAGGGTATCGGCGGAGATGACCGTTGCGGGGTATTCGCTCTGGTGACGGCCCACGCTCGGGCCGAGACAAAGCCCTGGCTCTTGTTCACCTGTGATGAGGAAGTCGGTGGTATCGGCGCGGGGAAGTTCTGCGGCGACCATAAGCTGGGGTTTCTTCCGAAGGAGCTGGACGAGCTGAAAATCCTGGTTGAGATTGACCGGAAGGGCCGGACAGATGCGGTCTATTACGACTGCGACAACGCGGATTTCGAAAAGTACATCACCAGCAAGGGCTTCAAGACCGAGTGGGGCTCTTTTAGTGACATCTCCGTCGTTGCCCCGGAACTGGGCGTTGCGGCAGTCAACCTCTCATCTGGGTACTATAACGCTCACACGCTCCACGAGTTCATCAACCGGAAACACCTGAACGGCACCGTGCGGAAGGTCGGCGAGATTATCGCCGACGCCGCCAAGCCGGATCTCCCAAAGTACGAGTACATCAAGGGCTTCGGCAGTGGTCTTGGGAGCGGATGGGAGAAAGACGACCGGGGTTGTTTCGGTGGTGGGTATCGCCGGGAATATGTCAATCCGTACCGTCGCCCCGACAAAACCACGAGCACCAAGAAATCCAAAAAGAAGACCCCGGCGGCGAAAGTAATGGAGCCTGAGTGCGACTCCGACTTGGAGGGCGTGCCAGAGGAGATTCGGCACGAGTTCAAGGAGCTGCTGGCGTGGTACAGCCCCGACGAGCTGAACAAGATTCGGCTGGAGAATGGGGACTGGGCCATCCGCTCGTTGTATGAGGCCGAGACTGGGCAGCGTTTCGAGGACATCGAGGATGGTGACAACTACGGGGCGCTGTACATGAAGGGAGGCGTGAAGTAGTGGCAGACCGGAAGTGGAAGCTGGACGAAGACCTCTTGACCAGCGACAGCTTGCTTGACGGCCTGACCTTCGATGACCTCATCCTGGCAGTTCACTGTAACTGCCGGGTGGTCACGAAGGCAGCGGTCCGTGCCGAGCTGTCGCACATGTTCGAGAGCCGAAAGCAGGACATGGAGTACCTGCTGAAGAACAACATGGAAGCGATTATCGCGGAGGCGAAGAAAGGACGTGAGGACTGTGACCCTGGAGGAAGCAATCGGAATCCGTAACGCCAATGAGGACGTTCAGACCGGAGAGCGCGTCGAACACTCCGAAATCTATGGACGGGCCATCGAATTTCTCGGTGGCCTGGACGTGGTGGCCCGATACATCCCGTACCCGCTGGATGTGTTGCAGCGGTGCACTAAGCGTGACCCACACCTCAACAACACGTCGATGCGGGAGTGGGACGCGATGGCAGGATTCAGAACCGTGCTAAACACCGGCATTTGCGACTTCATCGGCGGTGGATTGTGGGAGTTGTACCGCAAGCACGGTATCAATGCTGCGAGCTGTTCAAATGGTGTGTGCATCCTGAAGGAAGCGGCGCGGCGGTTGGTCGCCAGAGAGGAGGCTCGGCAAAATGAAGCCTGAGAATGTAAAGCAACTGCTTCAGCAAGGACGGTTATTGTGGTGTCGTGAAGCTGATTGAGTTGCTGGAGAGCAGCATCAACCAGAAGGCCGAGTTCCTGTACCTAAAAACCTACGTGCGGGAGAGCGATTTCGATGACGAGCTTTCCCGTGACCAGCTCCGGTGCTTGTGGACGGCGTACTGCTTTCACCACGAGCTGACCGTGGACACAGCTGAGTACGACGACAGCTTGCTGGAACTGTGGGCCGATGTGAACAAGAGCGCCCCCGCCGTGGTTGGCGGCGCCAACTGGTCGAGCTTCGACGCTTTTGACCAGTTCATGTGTGAGTATCTGGTGTAAAAAGGAGGGCGTAATGTGAAAGACAATCAGAGTTAGGCATCAAAATCCTCGTCGGATGTGAGGTAGTCCGTAATAGCGGTTGCGGACTTGCCAAACATATCAGATATGACGGAATCCAGCGTCACATTGCAGACGGTGAACGCATTCTGGAAGTGATTTTTCTCGCTGCTTTTCATGGAGCAGTGACTGGACCACCAAGCAATTAACAGGCGTTAATACAATCCTTAGTGTGTGGGCTCGAAGCGCCACTTATTCGTGCTTGAAAAGGTGGTCCTAACACTGATTGCAATACTGTTTTTAGCTCCGGAAGCCATCTACGACTTACCTCCCCGTGCGTTGTAGTGTGCTTCCCCCTCAAACCAATTTTATAAGAAAGGCGGCCACTTGTCAGCACTCTTTCGTCCCTATTTGTTCCAACAACATAGTGGTCGGCATGGTGATTGTAATGAACATTTTGAATGATGCAAGGAAAACGCTCATGCTGTGGAAGGATGATTTTGCTAATGAGTATGCGTGGAACTCTGTTTGTAAGGCTCTCAGCGTTTCAGATGACACTGAAGAAATAGAGTTGAAATGTGACGTAATTACGCACTTCCCCTATAAGCACTAAAGAGGCACGCCCCGGAGGTAACGAGGGCGGGAAAGGAGAGCGACATGAGCCCCGAGGTACTGGACGAAGATTTTGTGGCGGTGGGCTTTACCACGGCGGGCTACATCGGCCCGGTTACTCACTACGGAACGAAGGCCGATGCTGTTTGTGGCGCGACTTACTACCGTGGCTATCGAGCGGTTCGGTGAGTACCGAGGTCGCGTGACGGCCTCGGAGATGACCAACATTGAATCCGCCATGCTCTGTTCCCTTGACCTTTACTTGACTGCTCCGGAAACGCAAGTTATCGACCCTAACCCCGAGTTGATACAGAAGCTCAATGAAGCTGAAACGAAGTTCGCCGTTCTCCAGCAAATGTACGATAGCCTTCTGGGCAGGGTTGTGAAAGCGTAAGACGAAACGGGCGGCAGGATTAACTTCTGCCGCCCGTTTTATGACTTTTAGGAATTTTTTAGAAAAAATTTTACAAAAAGATTGACATTATAGACTAAAAGTGCTATAATAAGACCATGGAGAAATCACAAGAGCCCGGTGAATAACTGAAAGGAGAAAACGAAAATGAAAGCGATCCAGGAAATGAACAACACCGAACTCAAAGAGGAAATCAAGTACATCGTGAGCCTGCTGGATGACGAGGCGCAGGCCGAGCACCAAGCGGCATACCTCGCGGAACTGACTGAGGAGTTCGCCAAGAGAGTTTGGCAGAAGTAAAGCCGAAACGTCCGGAAGGGCGTCGCCGGGAACCGCCCCACCCGGCCTGATGATGGCAGGGCAAGAAGGAGGACAAGTATATGACCTGCGGAATGTGTAAGCACTGCAAGCCACTGGACATCTGCAACGGCGATTGCAAGTGCGAGATCCAGGGCATCGAGGTCTCGCAGGATGATGACATCCGGTTCTACAGCGAGGCCGACCAGCCGTGCGAGAAGTTCGAGGAGGGATGTGTGATGGCAAAAAACTACGCGGTGTGCCCCACTGAAGACCTGCGGCGGCTCTGCATCTGGGAGGACTGGTTCACCGCCGGGACCAACAGCCAGTATGATAAGTTGTTCGAGCTGAACCGGGAAAGCATTTCGGTATCCGAAATTGCGTTGGCCATCTGGCTCTGCACTGACGGCGTGAGCCGGGGCGACATCTACGACAAGCTCCTTGATGCGGCTGATGCGTACCACAAGCGCATGGATACTTAAACACGAACGCGGGCTTACATAGGCAAATCCGATAAACTACCAACAACTTCTTAATCAAGTTTACAAATTGTTCACAAAATTTTACTTCTTATGCCTATTTGTTGATTTACTTTTGTTGCCGGGGAGAGTATAATATAATTATTCAAGTTTTCTTTAGATTTCAAGAATAGAAAGGATGGTCGATATGAACTTAGCAAAAATCTCCGCCAACGGGCAAATCACGCTCCCGGTTGAAATTCGGCGG